CCCCAAATGCGTCCCCGCCTCCAAAGCAGCTTCAATGAGCGCAGTGCAAAAGAAGCGCGCAGTAGCCCGCAAGAAGGCGACAAAGCCTGCCCGTGGCAAGAAGCCCACATACGCAAGGACATGATGATGAACGGCATTAGGGGGCTACTGGATCGTGAAGAGGGGCATGTTTACGGTACGTTGTTGCCCATAGTAAGGACGCCAGAGGGTAATCGGGAGTTTGCTGTCCCCGGCTTGTTGCGTGACGCCTACACCGCTGCGATTGACGCAATTACGTTGCCGGGAGATGTTTACGCTGGTCGCCGCGACCCTACCGTTGAGAACGCAATTAATTTTGCTCTGACTTTTATGGGTGCAGGGCAGGCTATCCCAGCACCCAAAGGCTCCCTGCGGATGTTTGCAGGGCGCAATGCGAAGACTGCCGATTTGGACGCGCTTAAAAAGGCGCAAAAGATGGCTGACAAGGATACGTCTGCCGCAGACATATTGTCTGAAACTGGTTGGTTCAAAGGCGCAGACGGCAAGTGGCGTTTTGAGATTGATGATAGCGCAGCGCGGGTGCGCGGCGTTAGTGAGCCAAAGTTGTCTCGCGGCGGAATGTATACAAGTGAAGATGTTTTAGAGCATCCCGCGCTCTACGAAGCATATCCTGAGTTGGCTCGTATTCAGACAGGCCCCACAGTTCCGCAAAATGCTGTAGGCGTTTTTGATAAATCAGAAAATTACATAGGAAACAGGCGTAACAGAGTGACAGACCCCGATGCTTTTGGCTCCACACAGCTTCATGAGTTGCAACACGCAATTCAAGCGAAAGAGGGGTTCGCGCCCGGAGCGATGCCAGAGATGTTCAAAAGCCCGCAAACAAATCCACTTAAAAGCGATGCTATGTTTGAAAAAGCGCGTCTAAAAAAAGCGGTAGAGTTTTATAAAGAAGAAATAGAAGCGGCAGAAGCGGCAAACGCTGGCGCAGATATTTTAAGGGAACTTGACACCAAATTGATGGTTGCCAAGGAAGACCTCAAAATTGCTGAAAAATACATGGACGAGTTTGAATATTATTTGAGAGAGGCGGGCGAGGTTGAAGCTAGAAATGTTCAGAACAGAAGAAAGCTGACTGCACAAGAACGGCGCAAATATAGCCCATTTGTAACTCAAGATTTTGACTACGGGGAGCAGTTGCTTGTCGGCCCGACGGGACGCATCACCTACGGAGAAAATTTCGTAAAGGGCTTGCTCTTTTAGAAGGACATAAATTATGGCGATTTCAGAACTCGATTTTCGTTCTATCATTTCGGACGAAATCCAGAGCGCCCTAAATTACTACGACACTGAGTTTAGCCAAGAGCGCATTGACGCGATGGGCTATTATCTCGGTGAGCCTTTTGGCAATGAAGTAGAGGGTCGCAGTCAGGTAGTCGCCACAGAAGTCAGCGATGTCATTGAGTACATTATGCCGTCGCTTACAAAAATATTCGCACAATCTGGTCAGTATGCTCGTTTCGTCGGGCGTCAGCCAGAGGATGTTCAGGCGGCAGAACAAGCCACCGAACTCGTCAACTTTGTTGTCAACAACGACAATAACGGTTTTCGTGTCGTCCATGACTTTATGAAAGATGCCCTCTTATTTAAGCTGGGCGCGGTAAAATTCTATTGGGACGAAACCGAACGGACGGAAGAAGAAGAATATGAGGGTCTAACCGAAGACGAGTTGGCTTTGCTTGTTGCCGACCCCAACATCGAGGTCGTGGAGCAGGAAGCAGTTGAGATGGGCATGACCGCCCCTGACGGCTCCGAAATCCCGATGTCGGTGACATTTAACGTCAAGGTCAAAAAGACCGAGATGAATGGCAAGGTCAAGTTGCTCAACATCCCGCCAGAGGAGTTGATCTATAACCGCCGCGCCACTTCACTCGAAGACTGCTCGTTCATTGCCCACCGTTCACAAGTCACTGTTAGCGACTTGGTGGCAATGGGCTATGAGCGTGAAATGGTCGAGCAATATGCTGGCTATAACGACCTCGACAATGACCAAGAGCGTCAACGCCGTTTCGAGGATTTAGAAGACGGCCCCGAAGTTGATAGCAGTGACCCGTCTATGCGCGAGGTCTTGGTCACAGAAGGATACATTTACGCTGACTATGACGATGACGGCATCGCTGAGTTGCGCCGCTTTGTGGCCTTGGGCGATGGTGCTGAAATCGTGGAGAACGAGCCTTGGGATGTAATCCCGTTTGCACTGCTTTCACCCGTCTTGATGCCGCATCGGATGGTCGGGCGTTCTGTGGCTGAAATGGTCATGGACTTGCAACTAATCAAGTCCACCATTTTGCGGCAAATGCTGGACAACCTTTACCTGTCCAACAACAGCCGCGTAGTGGCGGTTGAGGGTCAGGTCAATCTTGATGACCTTTTGACCTCCCGTCCGGGTGGCATTGTTCGCTCCCGCGCTCCGGGCATGGTGCAACCCCTTGCAGTTCCGCAAATCGGGGCGCAGGCATTTCAGATGCTTGGCTACATCGACGAAGTGCGTGACCAGCGCACAGGGTTTAGCAAAGCCTCAATGGGTCTTGACCCAAGCACGTTGCAGTCCACAACAGCCGCAGCAGTGAACGCCACTATTCAGGGCGCACAAGCCAAGATTGAAATGATTGCGCGGGTCTTTGCCGAAACAGGCATGAAAGACTTGGCAAAGGGTGTTTTGCATCTGTGCCAAAAGCACATGAACAAAGAGCGCACTATTCGCATCCGCAATGAGTATGTCGCCCTCGATCCCCGCGCTTGGGACAATGAGTTTGACATTGAAGTGACCGTTGGCCTCGGTACTGGCAACGAAGACCAGAAGACCGCGATGATGCTTCAAGTCTCTGCCAAGCAACAAGAGATTTTGCAGCAGCTTGGCATGAACAATCCGATTGTCAGCATCACTCAATATGTGAACACGTTGAAGAAGATTGCAGAGACAGCAGGCTTCCGGGACACAGACCAGTTCTTCAACTCTGGCCCCGAAGTCGAGCAGGCTTTGGCTATGCAGGCCGCCGAAGGTCAGCAGGGGCCGAACCCCGTCGAGATGGAGTTTCAGGTTGAGCAACAAAAACTGCAAAACCAGTTGGCTCTACAGCGTGAGAAGATTGCCGCTGAACTTGAGTTCGAGCGCGAGAAGTTTGCAGCAGAGATGCAACTTCGTCAGCAAGAACTTGCCGCCGAGTTGGAACTGCGTCGTCAGAAGTTGGCGGCAGATGTTCAACTCGACGTTCAGTCTTCCATTAGCGACAACTTACCGAGGGTTTAATGAGCGACGGAAAACTCAACACAGAACTTGGTCGCGCAGCAGAAGCGCAGGCAGTATTGAACAACGCCATCTTTCAAGAAGCGTTTGAAATACTCCGATCCTCTTATACGGATGCTTGGCTTAACTCCCCAGCCCGTGATGAGCAGGGTCGTGAAAAGATTTACCAGTTTATGACGGCTCTCAAAGCAGTCGAAGACCATCTGGTAAGTGTCGTCCAGACGGGCGAATTGGCAAAGACGCAGCTTGAGGATTTACGAACTCGTAAGCGTCTAATCTAACCTTCTTAGGAGAAAGTAATGAGCGAAAGCAGTATCCCTGACGGGACTGAACCACTCAGCATGGCGTCTGCCATTGAAACACTCTTGAATACTAACGCCCCGACCGAGGCAAGCGAAGTAGAACAAGAGCCAACCGCCGAAGCTGTGGAAGCAGAGGCAACCGAAGTTGAAGAAGTCGAAGTCGAGGCCGTCGAAGACCAAGCCGAAACCGAAGCCGATGAGATTGAGGAATATGAGACTGAGGAAGAAGCCGAGGTCGAATATTACACCGTCAAAGTTGATGGCGAGGAGATGGATGTCTCAGCAGACGATCTCGTCAAATCGTTTCAACTTGAGCGAACTGCTCAAAAACGCCTATCCGAGGCCGCAGAACAGCGCAAGTCGCTGGAAGCTGATCGGACGGTATTAGAGCAAGAGCGTGAAAAATACGCTCAAGGTCTTGCACAGTTGCAGGCACAACTATCCCAAGCCGGGCAAGAGCCTACACAGGAATATTGGGACAAACTCTATGAGGAAGACCCTCTGGAATTTGTGAAACAGCGTGAAAATCAACGTGACCGCGAAAAAGCCATGCAAGTTCTTCAACAAGAACAAATGCAGCTTATTCAACAGCGTGTTTCGGAGGAGAAATCCAAACTGGTTGAGCGCATCCCTGAATGGCGCGATGAAGAAGTTGCTACTCGCGAAAAAGCGGGTTTGATCAACTTTGCACAGCGCGTCGGTTTTACGAGCGACGAACTATCTCAGGTGGTCGATAGCCGCCTTGTTGACGTTCTGCGCCGTGCATACCTGTATGACCAACTGCAACAGGAAAAACCTGTTGCGAGAAAAAAGGTCGCCAAGGCTCCAAAGATGGTGAGGGGCGGTAAGCCGAAGACTTCGCAAGACGTAGCTTCCGAGAAAAAGCGCAAGGCTTTTGACCGTTTGAAAAAGACTGGCAGCAAAGACGCCGCCGTCGATTTTCTACTTAACCGCTAAATGCCAAGGAGATTTAACACATGGCTACGCAAACTACAGTTATCGCTATCGGTGAGCGCGAAGACCTCTCCGATGTGATCACACGCATTAACTGATCGGTGCGTGTAAAACTGGGTGAACTGCTGGAACCCTAAGTCCAAACGGATATGGCAATCAGCAGCCAAGCCGTCGATACATCGACGGAAGGTTCAGAGACTACCTGAGAGGTAAAGCCCTCTTAATAACAGGCTAGAGCGCCCAGCACTGCAATGCAGTGATGATATAGTCCAATCCTCATCGAAAGGTGAGAGGGAATGCGATCCCGATGAAACCCCAATCTATTCCTCTCTCCGCAAGGAGACTGTGAATAACACGACCTTTGATTGGCTTGTTCAAGAACTCGCCGCCGCTTCTGCAACCAACTATGTTGCCGAGGGTGCGGATGCTTCTTACGCAACGCCCACTCAAGCAGTGCGTTTCTCAAACGTAACGCAAATCTCGCAAAAAGACGCCGCCGTTTCTGGCACGTTGGACAGCGTGGACACTGCTGGTCGTGACCGTGAAACTGCCTATCAGAAAGTTCTGAAAGGCTTGGAACTGCGCCGAGACATTGAAAAAGGTCTTTGCTCAGACAACGCTAAAGCAACTGGCGCAACCCGCGAAACAGCTAACCTGTCAAGCTGGATCACCAACGTATCTGTTGGTTCTGGTGGCGCGGCTCCGACTGGTGACGGTTCGGACGTTCCGACTGGTGGCACAGACCGCGACCTGTCGCTGGCTCTGATCGACGCTGCTCACCAAGCAGCTTACGAGGACGGCGGCAACCCCAACATGCTCGTTGTATCGCCCGCTAAAAAAGCGACGTTCAGCGACCTGTCGTCGGGTTCAGTTGCAACCAACCAAATCCAATACACGGCTCCGCGTGAAGCCGCCATCGTTGGATCGGTCTCGCTGTATCTCAGCGACTATGGTGAACTGTCAGTCGTCATCGACCGTCAGATGGGTAATGACCGTCTGTATCTGCTCGACAGCGACTACGCTTCAGTCGTCACTCTGCCGGGTCGGAACTTCCTTGTGGAAGATTTGGCTAAAACAGGTGACGCAGCCAAATTCCAAGTCATCACGGAATATGGCCTGAAAGTATCTGCTCCAAAAGCACACGGCGCAGTTTACGACCTCAATTAAAGTGCTAGGGGGTGGCTTCGGCTACCCCCGAACTTTTGGTGTTTTGATGAACAAAAGACTTATAAAACGTGACGACGTTACTGGCAAAGAAACGTGGGTTCATTTTAACGACGATGGAATGATTGTTGAGAGCAAGCAGAACATCGACAGCCTTGTTTCCAAGAACCGTGAAGAAGCAAATGCGTTTCGCCCCGGTTCACTCATCGGTAACACTCAGGCGCACCGTCGGAAAGTCGCAGACATTCCAAGCGGTCTTTATCACGAATTACTGCAAAAATTCGGTCGTCCACAGGACAACCCGAAAGAGTGGCGAAAATGGCTGAACGATTATGACAATCGTTTTTTCCGCACTGACGTAGGACATATCTAATGGCTATCACGACTTATTCGGAGTTGCAGACTGCGATTGCTGATTTCTTGGCACGAACTGATCTGACAAACGACATAAAAAATTTCATCAGCCTTGCAGAAGCAAGAATGAGCCGTGAACTCTCTACACGCTCACAGGAAAAGCGTGTGACCGCCAGCACAACTGCTAATGATGAATTTATTTCATTGCCGACAGATTTGCGCGAAATCCGCGTGATTAAACTTAACAGCAGCCCGCAAAGAGTGTTAGAGTATTATACACCTCAACAATTCTACAAACAGTTCCCCAATGCTACAGGCGGCAAGCCCGAAGCATACACAATTATTGGGACTGAGGTTGCATTGCGCCCTGTTCCGTCAGCCGCCGAAACCGTCGAAATGATTTACGGCGAAGGCATCACAGCACTGTCAGACAGTTCAACGACCAACACAATTTTGACACGCCATCCTGATGCCTACCTCTACGGCAGTCTCACACATGCCTACACCTTTTTGATGGATGAGGGTCGAGCGCAAACCTACGACCAATACTTTGGTCGGAGCATCGAGGAAATAACAAAGGAAATGGAAAAGTCACGCTTTGGCGGTGGCGGTCTAGCAATGCAAGCAGAGTACATAGGAGCATAATATGTCTGCAATGTCCGATTATCTTGAGAATGAAATTCTCGATCATATCTTGGCGACAGGTTCTTATACCGCGCCGTCGAATGTCTATGTCGGCCTGTCCACGGGTTCGTTTGGCGACAACAACTCTGGCACAGAGTTGACAGGCAATAACTACAGCCGTGTCTCCGCAACTTTCAGCGCGGCGTCTAGCGGCACAACAAGTAATAGTGGCGCAATCGAATTTGCCGCCGCTTCCGGGTCATGGGGAACTGTAACGCATTTCGGTATTTTCGATGCGGCTTCCTCTGGCAACTTGCTAATTCACGGCGCGTTCACAACGGGCAAAGCGATTGGCAGTGGCGACATTCTGAAAATTGCAGCAGGCGACTTAGATATCACAGCCGCCTAATGAGGTGGCGTCATGGCTACTAATACACCACAGCTAGAGCAGCTTACAGGTAGCATTGATGCGCTACCGCACAGCCTCGACAGCCTTGACGCCCTGCCTTGGGCCAATCCAACACTTGAGCAGTTGGATGCTTGGGGAACCCTAGACTTCCTTGATGCTCTGGGGAACATGGACAACCTGTCATCGCTGGCTGTCCTGATTGCGCCGACTGCATCGGCAAGCATCGCGGTAAGTGTTTCCGCAGAGTTGCAGTTCTTCATCCCTATGGATGGAGCCGCAAGCGTCGCGGTAACAACTACAGCAGACGCACAGCGCATCGTCTTTGACGAAGCCTCGGCAGCAACGGCAATCACAGTCTCAGGCGATGCAACGCCAGTCCGACAGGTCGATAGTTCGGTCAACACCGCTATCACAGAAGCCTCTGTAGCAACGAGGATTGCGACGGTAGCAGCTTCTGTAAGTGTCGCAACCACAGCGTCAGCGACACCAACGCGCATCGCCCAAGTCGATGCGTCGGTCACAGGCGCGACCTCAGTGGCGGCGTCTGCGGCCTTTATTGCGGCGATGGACGGTTCCGCAAGCGTGGCAGTAACAGTCACAGGCGCGTTCATCCCGGTCAGGCAGTTTGACAGTGCTGTCGATGTGGCGGTCACAACAGCCGCCAACTTCAACGCAGTGTTGTCAGTTGATGGCGCAGCAAGCGTCGCGGCTACCGCAACCGCAGGCTTTGTCGGTGAGTTTGTCATGGCAGGCACAGCCGACCCGACAATCACCGCCACAATGGTTGGCGAGTTGCAGGGTGAGGCTTGGAGTGTTGTTGCCGAAGGCGGCGAGACTTGGAGCGACGTTGCCGCCGCATCAGGAACATGGACGCCTTCGTCGGCTGGCTCTGAGGTTTGGTTGGAACAATGATAAAATTCGGTGAATGGCTACCCGATCAGCCCGACTTTCAAAATGTTGGGGCGACCGAGGCCAAGAACGTAGTTGCGTCGGCCTCTGGTTATACGCCTATCAAAGAACTGGAAGCGTTGAGCGCAGCAGCTGACAATCGCATCCGTGGCATTTTCCCTGCCAAGGATACGAGCAGCAATGTGAAATTGTTTGTTGGCGATGCGGGCAAATTGTATTTGTTCGATCAGACTGACAGCGGCTTGGACAGCGTTAGCAAAGCTGGCGGCTACTCTTTGCAGACAGAAGACTTCTGGCGGTTTGTGCAGTTCGGCAGTTACGTCGTCGCTGTTGGAGGCGTCAATGTCCCCACGCAGAAGTTTTTGCTTGGAACAGACAGCGCGTTCTCTGACTTGTCTGGCGCACCTAAAGCTAAGTTTGTTGCAAACGTGCGTGACTTTGTAATGACCGCCCATATTGACGAGGGTGGCACAACAACCCCGTTTCGGGTTCGTTGGTCTGCAATAAACGACACGACATCTTGGACGGTGGGAAGCAATCAAGCCGACAGTCAGGACATTGCTGACGCGGGAGAGATTACAGGATTGGTCGGGGGAGAATATGCCACCATTCTTTTGGAGCGTGCTATTGTTCGTGCCACCTATGTTGGCACTCCTCTCATCTTTCAGTTTGACAAGGTAGAGACAACGCGGGGTTGTCAGTTTCCGGGTAGCGTGGCGAATGTCGGTCACACTGTTTATTACCTGTCGAATGACGGCTTCTATGCTTTCGACGGTCAACAGTCGCGTCCGATTGGTGCAGAGAAAGTGAACCGCTGGTTCCTCGACGAGTTTGACGCGCAGAACAGTGAGCGATTGTCCTGTGCAGTTGACCCCAAGCAACAAGTGGTTATGTGGTCGTTTGTTTCAAACAGTGCCACAGAGGTCGAGCCAGACAAGGTTCTGATTTACAACTACGCACTCGACCGCTGGTCTTATGGTGAGTTTGAGACAGAGTTCTTGGCTCCTTACTTCACCGCAGGCTATACAGTCGAACAGTTGGACAATATCTCAACCAGCATTGATACATTGCCAGCTTCACTAGATAGCGACCTTTACAAAGGTGGTGGCTACATCTTCGGCGGGTCGAAGAATAAGAAGCTGCACAGCTTTACCGGGTCAGCGATTGCGGCGACCGTCGAGACAGCCGAGTTTAACTTGACGCCGAACAGACACGCTATTGTCAACCGCGTCATACCGATGACGCAGGGTGGCACGGTCACAGTCCAAGTTGGCACACGAAATCGTCAGACCGACGACCAGAGTTTCGGAACCGCATCGTCACTCAACACTCAAGGGTTTTGCCCCGTAAGAGCGCAGGGTCGGTTTCACACTGTTCGATGCAATCTGTCGGGCAACTGGAAGTTTGCCCAAGGCGTCGATGTTGACGGTAAGTCTCTTGGTGAACGCTGATGGCAAACCAGTTTCGCACATTGCCGCCGATCGGTGGCGACCCCCGGCAAGTTGCCGAGGTCGTCAACAGAACGGTTGACGGCAAGCTGAACTCAACGGGTTCCGTGACGCTGACTGCAAGCGCAGCTTCTACCGCTGTGTCAGAGGATCGGGCGGGGCCAGACAGCGTGATTCTGTTTATGCCAACAACCGCAAATGCGGCGGCTGAAATGGACGGCATGTATGTGTCGTCGCGTGGGAAACAGACGTTCACGATTGCCCACGCCAACAACAGTCAAACTGATCGGACGTTTGCTTATGTCGTCATCGGATGACTTAAATTTTGCGCCTGTCCCTGTCGAGATGATCGACACCTTTTGGGACGCGGCACTTGAGTACTTACAACCCGCTATTGATACAGCGGAAGGTAAGTTGGAGGCATACGACCTCTATAACGATTGTCAAATGGGCGTCTGCGTCCTTTGGCTCGTAATTGATGGCAGCGAGATAATCGCAGCCCTCACGACCAGAATTGTTATTTACCCAAACAAGCGGGGCTATGCGCTGGAATTTTTGGGTGGCAAGCAAATGAAGCGGTGGTTCGACATGGTGTTGGACACCTTACAGGAAGTTGCAAAGCACAACGGCTGCACACACTTCGAGGCGTATGGTCGCTTGGCGTGGCAGCGTTGGCTGGGCAAAAGAGACTTCAAACCAAAATTCGTACATTACGAAATGGAGTTTATAGATGGGTAAAGGCGGCTCAAAAAACACCACTCAAACCGTGGTGCAAGAAATACCCCCATTCCTACAACAGCAGTTGCAAGAAACTTATGGTTTTGCGCGGAATATTAACCCGGCAGTTTTCGCTGGTGAGCGTGTTGCTGGGTTTACACCGCTTGAGCAACAGGCGCAGTTGATGACCGCACAACGCGCAGCGGCTGGTGATCCTACTGTTCAACGGGCGCAGGGCTTGTTGGGTAACGTAATTGGTGGCAGTTCGAGGCCAGCTTACGCCGAAGGTTTCCTCGGTGACATAGCGGCTGGTCGATCTCAGACAAACCCATTTCTTCAAGCACAAATTGACAATGCAATATCGGGTGCTGTCAACCAAGCAACATCTCAATATGCCCTTGGCGGACGTCTTGGGAGTGGCGCGTTTGGCACAGCCTTGGGCGCAGGGATCACAGGCGCGGCGGCTCCTATTTTAGCACAACAAGTCGAAGCAGACCGCGCTCGTCAAATGCAAGCAGCGGGTCAACTTATCTCAGCGGAACAACAAAACCGCGCTCGTCAAATGCAGGCGGC